AAGCAAGCGATGCAGATCCTAACGCAATGAACGCAACTAACCTCCTTGGTAACACCAACATGCCACAACCTACAGTAGGTTCTGCTATGTTTAAAAAAGGTGGTAAAGTAAAACCCTTTCGTGACATGAGCAAAATGCTCATTCAAAAACATCTTGGAAAATAATTAATGGCACGAGCACCAAAACTTCCTATTCAAGCTGGAGCTAACTTAGCATCACTCAATCACGATGAAGATGTTCAGCAAGCTATGGTTAATGAAGATGAAGTAGATACCTACGAAGATGCAATTGGCTTAGATGATAACGAAGACAATTTAGAAAGCGATGTCATCGAGTTAGATGATGGCTCAGTCATTGTTAATTACAAGCCAACTCAAGGCCCGCTCAAAGATCCAGAGTTCTATGCTAACTTAGCAGAAGAGTTTGATGAAGGTGATCTAGATGCACTAGCAATTGAATTTTTAGATTTGATTGATGTGGATCGTGAAGCTCGTAAAGAGCGTGACAAACAATACGAAGACGGTTTACGCCGTACTGGTTTAGGTAAGGACGCACCTGGAGGCGCAACCTTTGATGGTGCTTCTAAAGTCGTTCACCCTGTTATGGCAGAGTCTTGTGTGGACTTTGCTGCATCGGCGGCTCGTGAACTCTTGCCATCGGAAGGCATTGTAAAAGCCTATATCCGTGGCGAAGATAATGATAGCCGTTCTGAGATTGCCGATCGTAAAGCAAACTTTATGAACTGGCAGTTAACTGAGCAGATTCAAGAGTACCGTGATGAGATGGAGCAGATGCTCACTCAGTTACCATTGGGTGGTTCACAGTATTTGAAGTGGCGTTATGACTACGAACAAAAACGCCCAATGACAGAATGGGTTCCAATTGATAACATTCTGCTTCCATACGCAACAACCAACTTCTACACCTCTGCTCGTGTTACTGAAGTTCAAGATATTACCGAAGATATTTTTAAACAACGCATAGATCAAGGTATCTATCGTGATGTAGATCAGATTTATGCTCCAGCAATGGACACCACCGAAGAGACTCGTTCCAAGAAAGCGAACGACAAGATTGAAGGTGTTGAACGACCACAGAAAAACGTGGATGGTGTTCGTCGGGTTTACGAAATTACTTGTTTCTTACGCTTAGAAAACGATCCAGAAACCGAGGGTAAGCGTGCTCCTTACATCCTAACCATTGATGAGACTACAAGCAATGTATTATCTCTTTATAGGAACTGGGCATATGGCGATGAAAAGATGGAAAAACTCGACTGGTACGTTGAGTTCAAATTTATTCCTTGGCGTGGTGCTTACGCCATTGGATTGCCTCACCTTATTGGTGGCTTGTCTGCTGCTCTTACCGGTGCTTTGCGTGCTCTTATGGACGCTGCGCATATCAACAACAGCCAGACAATGCTTAAACTCAAAGGTGGACGCATTGGAGGACAGTCTGACCGAATTGAGCCAACCCAAGTTATAGAAATTGAAGGCGCTCCTGGCGTTGATGATGTGCGTAAATTGGCAATGCCGTTGCCATTTAACCAACCATCGTCTGTTTTAATGCAACTTTTGGGCTGGTTAACTGATGCAGCTAAGGGTGTTGTTACCACAGCTGAAGAAAAAATTGGTGATGTTAACTCCAATTCACCTGTTGGTACTACACAAGCGTTGATTGAACAAGGTGCTAAGGTATTTTCAAGCATTCACGCACGGCTGCACCGCTCACAAGCTAAGTCTTTGGCTATTTTGTCCCGTATCAATCATTGGTACTTGGAAGAAATGGACAACAACTCTGGTGAAGAGATTGAAATTCGTGATTTTGCGAACAACAATGACATTCGTCCAGTATCCGATCCCAATATTTTCTCGGAAACACAGCGTCTTGCTCAAGCACAAGCCATTTTACAGTTGGCAAACAGTGCACCACAACTCTATGACTTGCGCCAAGCCCATTTGCGTGTGTTAAAACAGCTTAAAATACCTAATATCCAAGAAATTCTACCAAATCCAACGGGCGTTAAAGAATCTAACCCCGCTTTGGAGAACGTTTCAATGGTTATGGGTCATATGGCTGCCGCTTTCCCCGACCAAGATCATTTAGCACATATCAAAGTGCATTTAATGTTTGCAATTGACCCCAATTATGGTGGTAGCCCAATTATTGGCGCTGCTTTTGCTCCTCATTTACTCGAGCACATCAAGCAACACATGACATTACACTATTTGCAGTCCATGCGTAACCATGTTGCAGCAGTTTCTGATGGTGAAGACATTCTTAAGCTTAATGAAGAGCGCCCATTGGATCAAACCAGTGAGCAAGTGCTTGGATTAGCATCCCAATTGGTTGCGCAAGACAGTGCAAAAGACTTCCAGTCATTTATGCCTGTGATTCAGAAGTTAGCACAGCAAGTTCAGCAGATGCAACAGCAACAAATGGAGCAAGCAGCTCTTGCTGACCCAACTGCACAAGTATTAATGAAGACTCAGATGGCTGAGACTCAGCGTAAAGCCCAAGAAGCTCAAGCTAAGTTGCAAGCAGATAATCAAGCTCAACAACAAGACTTCCAAATCAAGTTGGCTGAGTTACAAGCTAAAGTTCAAGAGTTACAAACCAAGTATACAACTCAAACCAATATCGACAACCAGCGTAATGCTACCGATATTGCTATGGCAAACATCAACAACTCTGCTAAAGAGCGTATTGCAATGATTACGGCTCAAGCACAGATGAGTCAGCAACAAGTTGCCTTGGATGCTGAGCAAAATGCGTCTGCTATGGAAGCAATCAATGCTGCCAACCAAGATATTCGTCAGCATGGTTTGCAAGTACAACAGCAAGCGTTTGATCAGCAAGCTCAGATGGTTCAACAACAGATTGAAGCCCAGCAAGCCCAGCAACAACACGCTCAAGAGTTACAACAATCAGCAGAACAGCATCAACAACAAATGGCTCAAGCACAACAGCAACAAGCTATGCAACAACCACAACAACCACCCACTGAGGAACAACAATAATGGCAAAAGATGAATTAGGTTTTCGTCAAACCTACAAACAAACTGGTATCCAAAGCTCTGGCGGCGGCCCTGGCGAAACCACCATCGATAAAGGTAATTCTGGCTCACATCGTGACAACAATTGGAAGATTGGCGCTAAGCAAGTTAAGATGGCTAAAGACTCCAAAGTTGGTCCAGATAAGAACCTAAACGAAATTGGCGGCGGCAACTTTTATTAAGATTTGGGGCGGATTTTTCGCCCTTTATGCATAAGTAGTAGTATGAGGGACTTAATTTCAGAATACATTAGCCGCTTGAAAGAAGCGGACAAAGATACAACCGAAGTCCTAGCTTCCGGTTCCAATATCCATAACTTTGATTCCTATCAAAGAGTATTGGGTACTCGGGATGGCTTAAAGCAAGCCATGTCGATCCTAGAAGCCCTCTTAACCGAGGATGATGAACAAGAGTAAGCCGTAACGGCTTTAAGGAGCACTGAACAGTGTTTGATGTAAAACAAAAAGATGAACCAGATTTGCGTTCGGAAGCAGAATGCTTTCCAGATGTGGATCCAGGTGTTGAAGTAGCTGGAGATCGAGTATTGGTGCAACTGCGCCAAGAAAAGACCACCAGTAAAGGCGGAATCATCCTAGTGGATGAAACCAAACAAACCCTACGTTTCAATGAGACTGTAGCCAAGGTAATCCAAATTGGTCCCCTTGCATATAAGTCGCCAGATAACCTAGAGCCTTGGATTGAAGGCCCATGGTGTCAAGTTGGCGATTTGGTAAGGACAATTAAATACGGTGGCGATCGTTTTGTTGTTCAGCCCGATGATGATGGAGCCCCAGTGGTGTTCATTACCATTCAAGCACGTGAAATCATCTCTCGCATTAAGTCGTTTGAGTATGCGCAGAAGATGAGGGCGTTTGTGGACTAATTTTGAAAGAAAATTATGGCAGAAAATGAATTAAAAGATGTTCCCATTAAGGAACAAGAAGATGGCTCTGTCTTAGCCAACATTGAACTTCCAGAAAATCTTGATGTTGAGATTGAAAAAGAAGATAAACCAAAGAAAAAAGACGAAGATCACGATGACGAAGAAGCTGAACACGAAGCTGGCGATGATGAAGCTGCTGCTGAGGGTGAAACTGACGAAGAGCGTGAACAGATTCGTGAAGCTCGTAGAGAAGAACGCAAGCTAAAGAAAGAATTAAAGCGCCAGCGTGAAATCTCTGCAAAAAACAAGATTAGCGCACTTGAGAAGCGTAATGAAGAATTAGCAAGACGCTTAGCTGCGGTAGAAAACACAGCGGTTTCTTATCAATTTGCCCAAATTGATAAATCCATTGAGGATGAAGCCACTAAGGTTGAATACGCAAAGATGAAGCTAATTCAAGCGTCCCAAACTGGGGATGCTACGGCTCAAGTGGAGTATTTAGAGCAATTAACAGAAGCTAAACAGCGTCTGCAACAAGCTCAACAATACAAAAAACAACAGCTCGAGCAAGCTAAGGCACCTAAGCAAAATGTGCCAAATCCGATCAGCACAGAAGTTCAAGCCAATGCAACAAAATGGCTTAAAAAGAACTCTTGGTATGATCCGCAAGCTCGAGATACCGATAGTAGAATTGCCAAAGTAATTGACCAAGAACTCGTAGCCGATGGTTGGGATCCATCTGATCCAGAATATTGGGAAGAGTTAGATAGTCGTTTATCATCTCGCTTACCGCACCGTTACACTAGTAAAGGTGGTTCAAATAAGCGTGCTAACCCAACGCAGTCAAGTCGGGTTGCAAATACCACCAGCGCAAAAGCTGGCACCATCATGTTAAGTCGTGACAGAGTGCAAGCAATTAAAGATGCTGGTGCATGGGATGATGTAGAACGTCGAAACAAAATGATCCGTGCTTATGCACAGTATGATCGTGAAAATAAAGGTTAATTAAAATGGCAAATAACAGAATTAAACGTGACTTAGATGATCGCTTAGCTGATCGAGTCCAAGAAGTATTGGAACGTAGTACAACTGCGGATCCAGATGACATTGCACGTCGTGAACGCCTTGATGCGTTTAGAGACAAGTGGGCAAATAGTGCGTTGCCCGAAATTCCAGCGGGTACTATCCCTGGGATGCACTTGTGTTGGTTATCAACAACCAATACTTACGACAGTATCGACAAACGTATGGCGTTGGGTTATGAGCCAGTTAAAGCTAGTGAATTAGGAGTTAGCTTTGAAGGACTAGGCAAGATGAGCTCGGGCAAGTTTGAAGGCTGTGTTAGTTGTAACGAAATGGTTCTCTTTAAGTTACCAGAGGACATCTACCAAGAAGTAATGCGCATGCTTCACCTCGAGGAACCTCTCGAGCACCAACGCAACATCACCGCACAAGTGCGTGGTGCTGCCGAAGGAAGCAAAGGTGGGCGTTCAGTCTTGGAAGGTGGACTTTTGGAAATGGAAAAAGATACCGCAAAAGCGAATAATAAAAACATTCGTTTCTCTTAACATTCTTCAAAAAACAAAGGAAATTAGACTATGTCTACAGTATTTCAACCCTTTGGTCTGAAGCCAGCTTACCACCCAAGTGGTTTAGATCGTTCTGTTCCTTTTGTTGGAACAAACAACTATAACCTCACCAGCACAACTGGTGGTGCGTACACAGCTCCTTACTCCTTAACCGGAGCTCAAGTAGCGTTTTATCAGTACACACCCGTGGCAATCACTTCAACAGGCCAATTAACAATTGCTAACCAAACTGCCGGCTCCGGCAAAGTATACGGTTCTTTCGACGGTGTAGAATATACAACCGCTGAAGGTCGTCGTACATTAGGTAAGTCAATCACTGCAACTTCTTTAGCTGCTGCTACTCAAATCGTTTTCTGGATTTTCCAAGATCCAGCTTTGGTCTATGAGATCCAAGTTAACGGTTCTGCTAACGCAAACGCTATTGGCTCTGAGTACAACTTCGACACAACAACAGGCTCATTGGTAACCGATGGTTACACAATTGGTACTGGTGGCGCTGGCTTCTCCACTACAGCTCTCTTGGCAACTCCTGTTGCTTCTGGCGCTCAAGGTCAGGTTCGCGTTGTTGGTCTCGGTCGTGAAGTAGCCTACCCACCCGGTTCAACTAACCAATGGTCTGATGCTTACACCATTGTTCAAGTTGTAATCGCCAACAACCAGTTCTCTGCTGCCGCAGTAGCAGTCTAATACGAAAGGAATAGCACATGGCAACCCCAATGCGCAGTACAGACTTTCGTGCGGTAGTCGAACCGATTATCAACGAAGTCTTTGATGGCGTTTATGAACAACGCGACGACGAGTGGAAAGGATTTGTAGAACAGATCCAAGGTATTCCACGTAACTACCATGAAGAAGTAATGCTCTTCGGTATGAATGCAGCTCCTGCAATGCCTGACGGCACTCCAGTTAGCTACGATCAAGGCGGTACATTGTACATCACCCGTTTCATCTACCAAATCTATGGCTTGGCATACGCTTTGACCAAAGTTTTGATGGAAGACGGCGATCACATTCGTATCGGCT